CTTACGTAGACTTCGCGAAGTGGAAAACGGAGTCAAGAACACATCAAAACAGATAGAGCAGAGCGGTTTAGGTATTGAAGAACTATTTAATCGCATGACAAAAGCTGCTGCTGCGTTTGGAGCTGGCTTCACGGCAAAGGAACTGATATCAAATATCGTTCAAGTTAGAGGTGAGTTCCAGCAATTGGAAGTTGCTTTTAAAACTATGCTCGGCAGTGAAGACAAAGCGAACTCTCTCATGCAACAGTTGGTGAAGACGG